AGTAAAGATACTACTTTTATAAACGACATGAAAACAAAGGGTGTAACTTTAAGTTGTTCTGGTATTATGGACGCTTACCAGAAAGGTAGATTGACAGAATACCTAGGAATGAGAATTAGAGATATAATCGGCTTAAATACTGAAACCTTTCTGGATGATAAAACCCACCAGGGTTTTATCTAAGGCCCATTAATAAATTAGGTGTTGTAGAGCTTAGCTCCAACACCTCTAAATACACCCCTGCCACTGAGAAACCAAGGATCTTAATAAATGGGGTATGCCAAACCGAAAATATTGAGGACCATGCTAAAGCCTATATATTAAACGGAGTACACAATAGCTACGACATCTTACCTGACTACACACATCCACATATAATTAAAGATGTCTTAAAATACTGGAAAGAAAACAATTGCCAAGCCTACAGAGACACCAATAGATGGAGAGGACCACTGCCAAGACTAATGATGGACATATTTGACCCGGAAATAAAACAATTAGCCAAGGACAAAGGCTTTGACAACATTAAGGTGAAGGACATAACATGTACCACCCCTTCGAAACCATTATTTGAAAAACTATTTGGACTAACAGAGGAAGGGAAAGCTATGGGATACAGTACCTGTAAGAAAACTATTTTTGCTGCTGCGAAACGACAGATGAAATCGGCGCCTTTACCTGACCCTACAGTAATTAAAGAATTCGTACAGTTTGGAAAACGTGTAATAGACAAAGAACTTGGCTACCATCTTCGGAACTTTGGATACAGTTACAATATGTGGTACAACCATTTAACGAAAAAGAAACAAGAAGACATGGATAAGGTGGAACAATGGATAAACAATGAATACTCGGAGTTAAATGGTAGAATTGACTATAAGATGTTATGTTATGAGGGAATATGTAAGGTTGAGATACAAGACGAAGATGGGAAACCGCGGATGGTCTGTTCTATACCACCACTAATAAAATACGTAATGGGGCCAGTTTGCTGGCACCTTGAAGACCTATTCGCGAGAAGACTGAAAGGCTATTGTGGAGGGAAAAACCTAACTGAAATCCAAAACGAGATAAACAGACACATAGCCAATGGTTTTTCCAAAATAGTTGAAGGTGATGGAAGTGGTTTTGACAACAGCCAAGATGTAACATGTAAAGAACTAGACAGATACATATACCGATTGGTGGAAGACAAAGTTTACCATGTTCCGAAACCACTCTTTAGGATGATCTCCCAAGCTATATATAAAACAATGAATATTGTAACAATGGACCACAACACCAAGAAGAAACGAACACTGATGCGTTACACAGTACTAGGAACAGTGTTCTCTGGAGACTGCGACACTACACTGATGAATACAATGAGGATGGCTATGTATAACAGATTTGTACAATACAAAATGGGATGGATATATGACCAAGATTACATACTCTTTAGTAAGGGAGACGACTACTCCGTAATGTATAGGACTAATATTGTCGATGAACTAATTCGGTTAGCTTATGAGAGATATTTCTTGTCCAAATTTAAACCGAAACCTGGTGAACCTGAATATGACAACAGAGTGTATGGGATTGGCCAAATAAACAAATTCTTAGAAATAGGAGACCCAACCACATTTAAGTTCTGTAGCTTGAGAAGCTGGTACTATGACACTGACAAAATTATGTTAACTCGAAATCCAGCTAAGTTGTACAATCTATCTTTATACGCTCGAAAAACTAAAATGTACAACTTGCCAATGTTAGCCGTATATGCCCAACAACAGGCCCAATCCCTCAATGCCAGCTACAAGGGAATCGATGTTTTTGACATAGCTGCCTGGCATTGGAACAAATTATATGAAGTATTGAGAGATAAATATCCGACACACGTAGCCAGGTTAGAGAAACAGGAGATGTTGCTCGACAATATTAGGAAAACATTAGAACTGGAAAACGAAGGAATGCGTATAATGTTCGACATTAAAACAAGGAATAACGGTGTGAAAATGAAAGAAAATAAGACATATTGGGAAACCATGAAGGAATATTACACTGTACAGACACAAACATTTAATAAGGAAGAATTAAGGAAGATAAATGCCCAAATTAATAGTGAATTTGATCCACATGAATTAGATTTATTAATGGGCCAAAACAGATTTTACAATGCGACCAAAGAAAAACACTAAGACAAATAAGCGTACGTTTAGGGCCAAGAAACCTAAAACAAAGCCAAGAAACACAATACCCATGGCCACGAGAACCAAGTTTAGTAAGGATTTCCGTATACTAAGACAGAATGGTACATCGGCTACAGTTAGTGGTAGAGATTTAATATACACAATTCCTGACACCCTAACTGCTCCAATACAAACCACACAAGTAATTACTATAATACCAGCTAACCCAGCGTATTGGATAGGTACGAGGATAGGTGCTCTCGCACAAGGTTACCAGAATTACAGACCTCTTTACTTTGAGGTAACCTATGTGCCCCAGTGTGCGGTAACACAACAAGGTAACGTACTAGCCGGAACAATATGGAACCAAGCCCCTAACAACCAAGGACTACAACAGACATTAAGGACAAGTAACGGCGGACAATTATCCCAGTGCTACAACAAGTTTACATCTATAGTCCGACCCAAAAGTAATTTACAGTACAACCTTTACCGTATGGCGGGCCAGTTTGACCAAGAATCCAACCCATTTATATTTATCGCCCTAGCCATAGGTTGTACCAATAGTAATGGACAGAAAATAGTCCCAGGATATTTCTATGTAACTTGGAAATACGAGTTGAAGAATCCAATAGGAGAAGCGATACAATATTACAACAC